GAACGGGGTGCGCTCAAACAAATGCTCTCGCCCGACAGGGGCGAGCCGATCCTCCGGCGGTTATCGGAGTTTACAAAGGTGGTGAGGGTATGACTGCACAACAAATAGAACAAATACTTGAGAATCTTGCTGTAATCCATACCTTGTCTGCGGCTCGTCAAAAATTCTTTTCAGAATCCATGCAGGAACTTCCAGAAAGAACACGCACCATTTTAGTTATGCGTTATGGGCTTGATGGTAAAAAATCACGGACTTTGGAAGAATGTGGGAGACCTTACATGATTACAAGAGAAAGGGTAAGAGGCATTCAAGCAAAGGGACTCCTACAACTTAAAAAGAAAATCCAATTCAAAGCAAAAATGGCGCAAATAAATCAAAGTTTTGACTGATACCATATGAACACACTAGAACACTACATCGAGGCGCATCGGCTGAACGAAACCGAGGTGATGAACATCCTGCAAGACCACGGTGTGATTTCCGACAACTGCGTGACCGCAGCGGAGGTCGCTGGGTCCGGCAAGGCGGTCGCCTTTTTGAACACTCTCCCACCAGACGAACAACCAATACAAAACCAACCATGATCACATTAAGCATTGATGTAACCCAACTCGACAAAGCCCGCTTCAAGCGGATCACCCGCAAGAACGGCAAGGAGGCGGTCTTTGCCGACCTCATCCTCATCGACACCCCGGACGGTCAGTTCGGCGACTACATGGTCAAACAATCGGTCTCCAAGGCCGAGCGTGAAGACGGTCTCCAACTGCCCATCCTCGGCAACGCCAAGCATGTCGAGAAAACCGAAAAAACAACCCCACGACCAGCAACCACTGAAAGTGACGAAATCCCCTTCTAAAGACTACCATCTCGAAGGGGTCCGAGACTTAGCCTGCAACATCATCTTGCAGGCGGTCGAGGACATCTGGAACCGCCAGAAATACAAATCGAAACACCAGCGGGCGATCATGGTGGAGGCTCGGCGGTCGGCTCGGNATTTTTTTAAGAACCGAGCGTTCACGCAAGTCTGCAGCACGATGGATTTACCTGCGGACAAAATCAAGGATGCGGCATTCCACCCGGCGAAATACCCCGAAATCATAAAAATGCTGCGAGAAAGGAAAAAACGATGAGTGACACACCGGAAACGGACGCGATGCGAAAACTGACATGGAAAAGTTCCCAGCCCCCGGTCAATCCAATACCGGGAGAATTTGCAAAAAAACTAGAGCGCGAGCGCGACCAGGCGAGGGAGGCATTGAGAGAGGCAATCCAATTTCGCGACACAACGCTCAACGGCTACGATCTCGATGCGTGGCTCAAAGCAGCGGGCCTCAAACCATGAACTGGACACATGAACAACTCAGACAACTCGGCTACACCGAATCAAGCCCGGGAGTGTTCACTCACTCTTCAACTGCGGGGATACCTCACGCCAAGCCTCAACCGGCTCCTCGGCCAGCACTGGACGACACTCCAAAAGGAGAAAGTCCGCGCCCGCCGCGCACTCGACTCCGCATTGAAAGAAAATCCATTCGCCTACTTGATGCAGACAACTTCGCAGGCGGATGCAAGCCACTCATCGACCAGTTGCGTTACGCGAAACTCATCCCGGACGACGACCCGGAAAGTGTCGAAATCCTCTTTGTCCAAAGCAAAGTCAAAACGAAGGCCGAAGAAATGACCCACATCGAAATAACAACCACAGGGGGAGTATGAGGGGGAGATTCCCAATACTTGTCAAGATCAATTTTGACTGATACCATCAACCCTATGAAATTGAACCCGAAACAAGAGGCTTTTTGCCAAGGGGTCGCGAGCGGATTGTCGCTCACCCAAGCCTACATCCGCGCCGGTTACTCCGAAAAAGGAGCCGATGGTGCCGCTTGCAAATTGCAAGGAAATGCAAGTGTGGCCTTCCGAATTGACGAACTCCGCGCCAAGTCGGAATCCAAGATGAGCTACAAACGCGAGACCTATCTCGAAACACTCCGCGAGCGGTTCATGGAAATGCCGCCGGAATCGGCGACCTGCGCGAAATACGGGGAAATGCTCGCGAAAGCGATGGGATGGAACGAACCCGAGAAGATCGAGGTCGCCGGGGCCATGGACATCAACATCCGCATCGGTGGCCATTAACATCGACATCATCCCGCGCCCGCAGCTTGCAAGCTACCTGCACCGCACACAACGCTGGTCGGTGATGGTGCTGCACCGCCGCGCCGGAAAGTCGTTTGTGTGCATCCAAGACCTCATCGCCAAGGCGCTCTCGCACAAGCGCAGCGGACCGCCCCTCCGCTACGCCTATGTGGCTCCGACCCGCGAGCAGGCGAAAGACATCGCGTGGAAATACCTTGTCCAGTTCACCTCGCAAATCCCCGGCGTGGTGATCAATAAGGCGGATCTCGCGATCACCTTCCACAACGAGGCCACGATCCGGCTCTACTCTGGAGAAGCCTACGAGCGCCTTCGCGGAATCTATCTCGATGGGGTCGTGATGGACGAGGCCGCCGACCTCGACCCAGCGGCATGGGACAATGTCATCCGGCCCACACTCACCGACTACCAAGGCTGGGCGACATGGGTGGGAACGCCGAAGGGGCGAAACATTTTCTGGAAAATGTGGAACCGGGCGTGTGCTGACAACGATTGGTTCACACTCCAACTCAAGGCGAGCGAGAGCCACATCATCCCCGAGGAGGAACTCGCGGACATCCGGCGTGGGACCACAGAAAATGCCTACCAACAGGAATACGAGTGCAGCTTCAACATCGGTCGCCCGGGCGCGATCTATGTTCGCAGTCTGGAAAAGGCCCGCGCCGAGAAGCGGGTCACCAACGATGTGCTGTGGTTCAAAGAGCTTCCCGTCTACACCTCATGGGATGTGGGCGCTCCGCTCAACCAAAAGGTCTGGGTGTGGCAGATGGTGGGCGACCGCATCAATTACCTAGAATCCCTTTCCGGGTCCGATGAATGCAAGACCCCTGCGGATTGGGCGGCAAGGCTCAAGGAGCGCCAATACGGCTACGGGGGGCATTACATCCCGCATGACGCCGCAGCGGAGGTCGGTGGACTCTGGCAGGAGGCACTGGGCCGCAGCGGACTGACCGGCGTGGTGCCGGTGCCACGGCAGATTTCGGTATGGGATGGCATCAATCTCGCCAACGATGCGTTCCCTCGCATTCACATCAACGAGGCCGGTTGCGCGGATGGCATCGAGGCGCTCGACGCCTACCACAGCAAAGAAGAGCGCGATGGCGTCACGATCAAAGATGTGCCGGTGCATGATTGGAGCAGTCACTTCTGCGATGCATTCAGCCTCTCGCACCAAGCTATCAAGCGAGGCATGGTCATCGACCGCAGCGCGATCCCGCGCAAGGCCGAGCGCCACGAAGCAACCCGAGTCATGGCAGGATTCCGAGGCGGTGGATTCGGAAAGGTGCGGCGGTGATTCCCCTCTGATTTGTAACTTATCTGGAGGGATGCAATGAAACGCGAACTCGAACTTCAAATTCTCGACCTCTACCGGCGCTACCCGCAAGCGCGATCCTTCGCCGAGGAGGTGGAATTGACCGCTTGGAATGGCGTGGTCATCAACACCGAGGACTTCTTCATGCTGGCCCGCCCGGTGGACATTCACGACCCCGAGGAACGGTGGCGCGATGCCGCCCACACATACTACAGGTTGTGTCAGAACTGCTGGCTGATCACTATATATAGTGGTATCAGTCAAAATAACCCTTGCAACTTCGCTCCGTATCGTCTCCCATTCATCGCATGGAGTCGGCGAGACCGCCCGCTCCGAGTTTACGAAACCCAAAAACTCCAAAAGCGATGCGACTTACTGACCACGAAATCAACCCNATCCTCTCACCCTGCCTAGCGTGGTTCGGAGGAGGAAGCAAAGGACCAAGCAAGGCCGAAAAAGAGCAGGCGGCTAAAGATCGAGAAGATATGCTGGCGCGAGCCGCAGAAGATAAAAAAATTCGTGACGAGCAAATCGCCGAGGCAAAAAGACAAGCCGACGAGCAACGAAAAGATCGCGAAAGCATGACCATGCAAATGGCTGCTAACGCCCCTGCTCCGGGGGCGCAGGTTGACCCCGGCTCACCGCAGGATGACATAGAAAAAGAAATCTTGAGGCGCAAGGGCATGAAGAAATCCATTCTCGCCGGGGAATCCTCGCAGGCTCCCGTGACGACCGGCTACTCAACGCTGGGTTGATTCAGTTTTGACTGATACCAAATGACCGGAAAAAATCCCGAACTCGCCGACAAGGTTTTGCAGCGCCATGCGGAACTAGTGCATCAGCGGGCGACATGGGAATCGCTTTGGGAGGACATCGCGAAATTCGTCATGCCCCGGAAAACGACGATGTTCACGCAGACGACCTCGCCATCCACCGAGGACGAGGCGCAACTCTTCGACGCCACCGCCGTCCGGGCAAACATGATTCTGGCCAATGGCCAACTCTCATGGATGACGCCGCTCGAAAGCCGGTGGTTCAGTCTGGAACCGCCGAAGGCGATGGAGAGCGAGGACGAGATCGAGCAATGGTTCAAGCGTTGCACCGAGGTGATGCAGGCCGAACTCAGCCGGTCGAATTTCTACACCGAGATTCACGAACTCTATCTCGACCGGGGAGCCTTCGGCACGGCGGCAATCTTGGTTGAAGGCGGGAAGAACAATTCCCTCAACTTCACCAAGCTCGATCTGGGATCGTTCGCGATCTCCGAGGACGACGAAGGCTATGTGGATACGCTCTCTCGCGAGTATGAGATGACGGCACGGCAGGCCGCGCTCAAGTTCGGCATCGAGAACCTCACCGACTCGATGAAGAAGGAACTGGAGAAGCCCAACTCCAACCGCAAATTTTCATGTGTCCATTTGATCGCTCCCCGTGGTCCGGGTGAGATCGAGCAAGGCAAGCGCGATGGCGCAAACAAACCCTACGCCTCGGTCTATGTGGACAAGGCATCCAAGCATGTCTTCCTGTCCTCCGGGTTCGACGAGCAACCGTTCTTCGTTACTCGCTACCTCAAGTGGAAGAACTCCGAATGCTACGGCTACTCGCCATCGTGGACCGCTCTCCCAGAGTGCAAGCAACTCAACTTCCTCGAAAAGCAACTCGACTCCCTCGCTGAGATTCATGCGTTCCCTCGCATTCTGATCCCTGCTGGATTCGATGGCGACATCGATCTCCGCGCCGGTGGCGTGACCTATTTCGATCCGAACAACCCCAACGCCACGCCACGGGAATGGGGAACCAATGGGCGCTACGACATCGGCGTCGAGCGGGCCGAGCAGAAACGCAAAGCGATCAACGAAGCCTTCCATGTGGACTTGTTCCAAATGTTCGCGCAGTTGCAAAAACAGATGACCGCCCGCGAAGTCGCCGAGCGAGCGAGTGAGAAGCTCATCCAATTTTCCCCGACCTTTGCTCGCCTCACCACGGAGCTATTCAATCCGCTCCTTCGCCGGGTCTTTGCGATCCTCGCCCGCGCTGGCAAGTTCCCTCCCCCACCCCAGCAACTCACGATGGTCGGTTACATCCCCGAGCCGGATGTCGCCTACAACTCCCGAATCGCCCTCGCGATCAAGAGTCTCGAAAACGCTGCCTTCATCCGCACCAGCGAGATGCTTCTGCCCTATGTGCAGATCAAGCCCGACATGCTCGATAATTTCGATTTCGACGAAATCTGCCGCGACATGGCCCGCAACGATGGTCTCCCGGCCCGGTGGCTCATGGAGGAGGAAATGGTCGCGCAACAACGAGCCGCCCGCGCCCAAGCTCAACAGCAAGCCATGCAGGCGCAGCAGATGGAGCAGGCCGCAAGCGCCCTTGGAAAAGCTGGCAGCGTCAAACAGGATTCCGCTCTCGCCGGGATGCTCCCCGGCATGATGGGACAAGCGTGATGGCTCCCGAGGACAAAGCCGCCGCCCTTCGGCGCGAGCGTGAGCGCCAGAAGACGACCAACGCCTACCATCGCTTGTTTGCAGGCAAGGACGGTCAGACCGTCATCGCCGACCTAAAGCACCAGTTCGCTACCGACTCACAGGTTTTTCTGCCTGGTTATGATTTCAACCCTGTGGTCGCCGCCCTTCGCGATGGCCAGCGCGGCGTTGTCCTCCACATCGAAGCCATGCTCCGCAGGCCGGTCATCGC